CGGTAGGGTTATGTGTGCGTTGGACGCTGCAAAGTCAACGGCCATCGTACAGCACTGCATCTTGTCTAATGTAGTCGTCCCGTAGTTAACTGTTCCGTCTGCTAGTAGCGCATGTGTTTCTGCTGTTGCTGTCTGGATTGGCTTCGGATCTCCTAACGTCAGGCTTGGGTCATAAGTGATCGTTACCGAGGAGGCATCTACTGTCATGGCCGTTATTCCTGACGTAGAGAATACCGCCGGAAATCCATCACCAAATTGCACGAACTTGATGTAACTGCTCTCAGTCGCAATACACGCATCAATTTCTGCTTGCAAGGCCACCAGGTCGGTTGCGCCTGGAATCGCCATGTCGCCTATGACTATCGTGTAGGTGTACTTACCAGTTCCAGCGACCTCTGTGACGTTGACTGTAACACTGGAGTCGAAGCCAGTAATCCAGGGATCACCACCAGGTGTAGTCCATGTGTCTCCACCCGGCGTTCTCCACTCCTCGTATAAATCAGGGCCAAGTAACGAGCACCGCATAATGTTGCTTCCTGTAGCACCCTGCACCTCTACGCCTTCGTACACAGCGATCAGTGCATGAGGAGGAATGTGTTCACGCTGACGGATATGGAGATCAACGTACTCTGCCTTTAGTAGCGAGTTGACCGTCTGGGCAACCAACTCCTGAATCTCCCTGATGTCGTAAGGAGTATCAGTGGTTATGTCGCCACCCTCTAGGATTCGGTGGATCTGTTCTGATATTTTCCGTAGCGTCGTCATAATCCTCTTTGCGTTTTAGCTGCGCTTTTCTCAGCAGTATATTGACTTTGCAGGTACTCTCCAGCCAGTTCGATTGCTCGGTTGATCACACGCTCTAATGCGGCACCCTTCCATTGTGGGTGAGTTGATGCGGCATCGTCATAGATGATCGTTCTTCCTGCCACAGTGTGTACATATTCTACATTTGTAGGCGTTGCCAAGTACCAGTACTTTACATCCGTGTATTGTTCCTTTGGGTAAATTTGAAATCCGGTATCGGTTTCTTCAGCAGCAGGGAAGGACGCATTGATCGGGATCAAGTTGCTGGTTAGTCTGTATGCTAACTGGCTCTCTGTGCAAATGTCTATTGGCGTGTTATCGTTAGCCATTACTGCAATCAGGTATTCCAACTCAGTCGGAGTAGACACAAGCCCACCCGCATCTGAATCGCTTATAGCAGAAACCCTGAATGGAGCAAGGTCACGGTGAATCTTTCTCACCCTGGCATATCCTTTCTGGTCTTGTGTTCCTGGAATGCCAAGAAGGTCTGCAAATTCTGCCCTCTGTGCACGATTGAAGAAGTCATCGATCTCCGGTGGAGACAGGTATCCGGTCTGTGTCTTGTTGACACCTAACAGGATTAGCCTATGTACTTCGTCAATCCTCATGCCTTGGGCTGTTCTACTCTGTTAGATGTGATGATCTTTTCAATTGGCTTCCACGCCAGTTCGTACAGCTTGGTAGAGATAACGAAAGAGATCGTTAAACTGATAGCATCACTCAATTCCTGCCATACGAATATGCCTCCAATCGTTGCTGCTCCCGCCACAATAGAGAGATAGAACAATGGATCACCAGACTCTTTTTTAAAGAGTGCTCTGGCGGCATATCCCCACAGGGTTGCTAATGCAGCATAGATCAACTCGTATTGGCTGACCACTCCTTCGAGGTTGCCATCCTGGAAAGGATTGGTAACTACCGTAGTGTCTGCCTGTGCTAACACTGCAACGGCGATAAAGGATAATATTACTGTTAGTAATGTTTTCATGTTGTTGTATTTTACCACAATATAGTGGTTTGTTAGTTGGTCGTCGCAATCTTAGCGGAAATCTACCTCACATACCAATACGTCACATACATCTCCATATCTTGGCTGGCTACTCCACCATAAGGGCCGGGTGCGTTATTAGCACCGCCCATGTTCATGCCTATTCTTCTTCCGAACCAGAACTTATTGAGCTTTCTTTCCATTGGTTCCATTGACTCGATCTGTGTCTCAAAGGTTTTGTCGCCCTTGTATGTGATTATTACCCTATTTGTTACGCCCGGCCCGGTGATTAGTGGATTACCAATCTCAAATGCCGATCCTACGTTAAAGTATGGAACGATCTCAAATAAGTTTTTGGCCATTAGTGACGGCCTCCAACCTATCAATGCATTGTCTACATTGTTCAAGGATAGAGCGTTAGTAACACCACCGATCTTGTTGTAGTCGTGCTGGTCCATGTCCGGCAACCAGTTGTAGTAGCAGGACTCTGTAAACTCGATGTCGAAGATCCATTGACTGCCCACTCTGGGGAAGTATATGCATGGGAACTCTACGGGTTTCCAGTCTTTTTGTCCTTTTTTGATTTCATAGATCATGGTGTTAGTATTTAATGACCACGGCGCGGAATGTTCCACTAGCCGGGTCAAGTGCGCTGGCGCTATGATTACTGAATCGAACCGTTACCGTATTAGCGGCGCTCACCCATGCCGAAAATGAACTATCTGACACCACGCTTTCGACAGGAACACCAAGGCTTACCGCGTCGCCGGTTGCCGCGCCGGTCACGGTTATTGTAAGATCGGCGGTAGTCTGCGATGCAGTGCTTCCAAAATCAAGTGTAGCCGTAGCCGTCAACGTTTTGGCAAGTGTGTAGCGAGTTGAACCCGCCGTAAAATGGAGATTGTCTGTGGTGTGCTCTATTGCGCCATCTTCCGGCGTAGTTAGGTTTGTTCCTTCCGCGATTTTCAGCGGCGCGGTGCTTGCTGTTGCGCTACCGGCGGCAATGTGTAATTTTGCCGTTGGGCTTGTTATAGTGCCGGTTCTTATGCCTACGTTTCCGTCGTATCGGATATTTACTGCTTGCACTGTGCCGCCATCGCCGTCGTTAGTGAAAAACGCGAGGCTCGATTGAGTACCAATTCCGTACGCTCTTATTTCGCTTTTGCGTGTTCCAAATCCTACTGTATTGCTCCAAAATTCAATCTGTGCCGCTATTTCTGTGTTCCCGCTTCTGCCATCTCCAAACGTAGGCATGAAAGTCATCATTGCCTGATCGTCGGCGCGTCCTTTGATGTGTAGCTTTCCTGTGGTAGATACCACAGCATCGCTAGCGTCGTCTGTTATCAATAAACCTCCTGTTCTTCCGCTTGTATCATTGCTATCAACAACCATCAAATCGTATGAAGTTCCTGCGTTATTAAGATTGATTTGCCTGTGCTGCAAAAGCGGATTGCCGTAATTTGCGCTCGGCATTCCTAATCTAATTGATCCAAGTACTGACCTTAATCCTTGCTCTGCTTCTATATCCCTTAAATCGCTTATTTTCAGTTTTCGGTGATTGCTAGTGGCTGGATGCCAAACAGCCAAAAAATCGGATGTGTCTACCCCGACCTGCGTTAATGTATTAATATCTAGTTCTATATTGTCAACGTCAATTTTCACGCCATCGCTCGCCGTGTACGTTGCGCCGGTGTTGTTTGTGATATTATTTACTATGCTAGTTGGGTTTCGTGCTAGTTTAACATCTCCATTCCTGTCTAACTTTGCTTCATACTCGAAAAAAGTAGTGTTTGTTTCACCTAGTCCACAATCGTCGCCATTCCATCCCGCGTTAACTGCACTGCTCGCTGTGCTGTGTGTGTACTCGTAATAATTTCGGCTTGTTGGCGCGGCGGTGTACAGATCTGGGTTGCCGGTTATATCCGTGCCAGGGTCGCTTATGTTGGTGTAGTTGGTTGTATTATTGAACAAAACATTGTTGCGAAAAATGTACGTACTATCCACGTAAGCGCCCGCCGCCGCCGAAGTTGCCCAATAGGTCTGTGCAAACCCTTGGAAAATATTGTCTTGGAAAATGATCACCCCGCCCGCTTCGGTCGGATATGAGTAGAAATTCATATTAAGAAGCCGCCCGGATTCGTAAGCCTGCGTTATTGCGCAGTTTTTTATTGTTAGTGTATCGGTTTGCGGGCCGCGTGGCCTAATAGTCAATTTTCCATAAACATGGTCAAAAACGGTATTCAGGTAAAAGGAAAGCTTTGCATTGATATAAGAGTGCGAAATTGTAGCCGTTTCTAATTTCAGGTAATCGCTCCATGTTCCGGTCATTGTGTCCATACCAATGAAACAATTTTCGTATAAACTTGCGCCGGTTCCTACACTCTCCGGCCCTTTGCCTGTCGAGCCGGGCGGGGGAAGGAAAACGCATTCGTTGAAATATCCTGTACATCCCGAATCAATGAGAGAAAGCCCGCCGGTAGCGCCGGTTTTGCCGGTAGCCGTTACCCTCCAGTGATAAGTATCTGACGTTGAAACGTGTGCAATGGCATACTTCCGGCAGTCGCTTACATTTACGTTAATTGCATACATAGTGCTACTTCCGTGAGCACTCAATCCATCATCTGCATTGATTATTGTTGCATCCCATATGTATGCTTTTGTCGCATCGAATGTGGAAAGCCCGTTATTGAATATATCTCTAATTATGATCGGTCCAATTATCTGAAATTCGTTATTGATTCCACCGACTGAAAACCCGGATTCGTCGCCTGTCGTTGACAAATCTCTATCGAGTACTACATCTCCTTGCGTCCAAAATCGAAAAACGGTATAAGTTCCTATTGCGGATGCGGTTCTAATAGTCTCGGTGTGCGTGCCTTCCATCATTAATACATCTACCGTGTCAGCGCCTGACCATGACGACATCAGTGTATTAAATGGCGTAGACGTTTGAAAAGCCGCCGTTCGGCTTGTTCCGGCGTTAGTGTCATTGCCGCCGGATGGATCAATATAATAATCAAACACCTCCGGGCGCGTTGGCTTTTCCGGCTCTTCGTAAGTTGGGGCAATTGAAAAAACAGCATCAGTTAGGCTTAGAGGCGTTGCCGCTGTTATTGCACTCCGAATCGCCGCCGCCGAATCCCGCACCGCCGAAACTGTCGCCATCACTGAGCTATCGGCAGAAATCGTAAGAAGCCCACCTGCATCATCATAAGAAGTATTAATTCCACCTCCAGACGCAATCATGCCCCCGACAAAATCCTCGACCTCTTCCTGTCCTGGAATGTCGCTTCGTATCGCCGCCGTGCTATCCGATAATTCCGTGCGATTGACTAAGGTAGTGTTCGAGGTAGCCGATGTGATTCGGCCATCCTGGTCAACTGTCACACTCGCTGCTGTGTAACTGCCGGCAGCTACGCCGCTGGGCGCTATCTCGTCAGATCCTACGGCATTAGTGGCGATGTTGTCAGCGTCCACTGCATTGGCATCTATCGTCCAGGTTGAACCCGATCCTGAAACACTTATGTCTCCCTTATCGCCATCTGCTAATCCTGTTACCGTTGCGATAGAGTCACTGATTTCCTGTCTCATTTCCAAGGTCGTGGAGTATGGTGTCAGGTCTACGCCGCCCGTCGCTAAAAGCCTAGCATTATAAGTATCAATAGCTGCCTGAATTTGCGCCGTCGATCCGGTCGATCCAAAGGGCACCTGTGGGATCGTAGTCTTTCCAGCCGGATCGTAAACCATGACCTGCCCAATGGGTTTGCCGTGATTTCCATTCAACTCTATTACCACTAACTCAGCAGAACCAAATGTCGTTGCACCTACAGTAGTAATTTGATACATCTGCTCTGTGCCGGTGAACACGCGCATTGTGTCAGCGATATTCGTGGCCAAGTATGACATTCCGGTTAAGTCTCCATAGAACTCAATCGTAGCTGAATAGGTAGAATCATTTACGATAGTCCACGCGCCTTCTCCAACCATTCTGAATTGAGCACTCAGATGGATTGATAAAAAAAGGGATATGGCAAGAAGGGTATATCTCATCGAAGCATCACTTTGTATCCACTAGCACCAAAGCCGTTCATGTTCGGTATAGTGATGGTTGTTATGTACCCACTTACTACTTGAGTGTAGTTCGTTCCAGTAGCGAACGAGTTTACTTGTGAGTCGCCAGATTTATTTATGATTTGTATGTTGAAGATCCTGTCTCTTGAGTTGGCCGTGTTGTTGATTACAAGCACCAATTCGTTTAATCCATTCAGGTTCGCGTTATTACCTTCAAAGTCTATTGATAGCGCGTGTGATGTACTTGCTATAGTGTAATTGTATTGTCCTGTGGATGGGTTTGTTATGGTCGTTGCAGAGCCACCGAATCGGCTTAGTGTGGTGGACACCAAGCCAGAGGCATATGTGTCGTAGCTGACTAGTCCAATTTCTACGGTTTTGTAGTATAGTCTCTTTGTGTCGGTGTCAATCGCCAGTACGGTATTCAGGTCTTCGTCGTAAGTCTCCGCACCAATATCAAGTACCAATGAGTCCGGTGCTGTAATAGTGATCTTGTCTCTAGCTAGTCGAATCTTAGCCCTTGATGCTGATAAAGAATCTGACATATTAAAGTCAAGGAAGTCTGGATCAAAGGTCGCTTCAGATCCATAACTTGCATTACCGACAACTTCTTTCCTCTTGGAAGAAAGGCCAAGAGACTCTTCATCTATAGACAACCGATGAAACTCATCACTGCCATTTGTATTCTGGAAGTACAAAAAGTCCAGACCCAGTGAGTTGACTCTGGAGTATCCTGCGTTTTCTTTTCTATACTTGGTAGTTGCGCCAACTATGTTTAAGACATCTGTAGAGTCATCAGTGATGTAGATCTCATTTGACCTTAGGCTAAACACAGGCAGTGAGTCAATGGTGAGATTGAAAAATCCAGTTCCATTTAGCAATCTGTTTCCGGTAAGTGACTGGTCAGTGGCCCCAATACCACCGGAACTGCTTTGACCACCACCGATTACCTTGCTACCATTCTGGGAATAGGCAGATATGGATAGAGTTAGAAGTAATATTGTTATTAGTTTATTCATCGTACTATTCTTAGTCTTTTAGTCATCTATTACAACTAAATTAAGATATTCAGGTAACGTAATTGTGATAGGCTCAAATATTGTGTTTTTCCAGATGTAATTATTAATAAAAATGCTATTCGAGATTTGTGGCGTAATGGAATTATGAATTATGTCACTTCCAAACCCGGTTTGGCCCGGAGTTGTCGCAGATCCAGTACTTGAAAAACCATAATTGCCCATCCACACCGAATTATTATTATTAGCCAATCCAGGCACGGCTCCAACCAATGCTGTTGTATCTGTTTCCAGCCGGTTATTTATCACAAAAACACCAACGGAATCAGACACATTATAATTATTCATTGCGGTCTGTATAGGGTACGCTAAAAACCCGTTTCCTTTTGATGCGCGAATCGTACAGTTTCTTACTGTGTTACCTCTGCTTATCCTTGCGCCTACAGCAATAGGTTCTTCAACTGGATCGGCTTTACCCTCTACCTCTATCAATACGCCGTCTAGCTCAACACTTCTTGCCGTTGCGCCTTCATTAGCGTTGTCATAAGCTGAAAGACCAATTTTAAACCCTAGGATTTCTCCTCCCCTCATCCTCCATCTATTTCCTCGCTGGATTGACACGCCTAAAAAAAGATCTGTATCTCCATTCAGGGAGTATATTTTGTTGTTATTGAAGGTTATGTCTGTACAACCTGATCCCCACACCACCCCCGCATTATCGGTATCATTTGCCAGTCCCGATATTTTGTGCTTGGCGTAATCAAATAGAGAATCAAAATATATTAGATTATCGCTCACATCTGCATTAGCAACCGCCTGAAAACGCAAGATTCCATTTCGAACCACATTGTTTTTGAATTTAAGGCGGTAAAAACCGCGCCGGTCTGTACTTGTTAGGCCAGCCATATTAATATTACCAACTCTATCAAAAATACAATTCTCTATCCTGATGTCATTTTTATCATCAGTTGAATTTGGACTTCCTGTGTTCTGCTGGAACAGTATAGCGGTACTGTTGGAATCTTCGTCGCCTATAAAATTACAGTTCCTTATAACTAGTCCGTCATCATCATTGGAAAATGGAGAAACAATTGACGAACGCGGATAAAAAACTTTCGCATTTTCTACTAGCACATTATATCCTGCATTACTATATGTGATAAGAGCTTCGCAATGGTTACATTCTGTTGCGTTTAAGCCGCTATACCTAACATCACAATCTCGAAATATCGTTTTTTGGCGCAAAGACGGGTCTACAACATTTTGAGTTGATAAATGAATTGCGGTTGCTAAAGAATCAAAGCTGCAATTGTAAAATTCAGCCGATGGGCCTATGTTGACGGTATGAACAATGTTTTTAAACTTGACGCTATCTGCAATAGTGTGCTTGTTAGTTTCAATAATAGAGCCAAGCACCCAACCGTAATTTCCCGTCCTGTTTTTTCGATTTCCATCTATTGTTAAGTTTTTTAATTTTAATCCTCCAGGTGTCTGGATGTAAAACATAGAGTTGTTTTCAATTACTGAATTTCCAGCCTCGTTAGCTTTAAGGGTTTTTTCTAACGTTAGGGTGTTGTTAGTAATATTGATAATTCTAGCCCCAAACGAATCATCGGAAAATTGACGCAATCCAGACAAGGTGTTGTCTGTTATAATGCTAACGACTTGACTAACTTGAAATTTGCTACCGTCATTGACAGTAATTTGGTTGCTTGCTGCCGCCCCAATCAATATAGTGTCCCTTACCTGGTTAGCCATTTTTAAGACCGTATTATTCCCAATCAATTCAAAGCCTGTGGAGTTAGTTATTCCGGTCGTGCAGATATACGTAGTATCCTCAAAAATAACTCTTTTTGCTCCGACTTCACCGGCTAAACCAAATGCAGTAACTACACTTTCCCAACTGCCTTTTTCCTCTGCCCATTTCATCATAATATCTGCGGCAATACCTGTTCGTTGGTACGCCGTGCCCGCCCCGTCTACAATTACAGTCATTCCGTTATCAGATAGGATTTCATTTGAACGAATAAAAAACCCTCTATTTCTTGGATTTGTAACAAAATAACCAAGTACGTTTTTTGTGCTGTCGCGAATCTGGTTGTAAGTGTCAACGATTGCGACTGTAGAGTGTTCCAAGTCACTAATCTGACTTTCAGTAATGCTTAAAGCCGCTTCATGTTGAGTGACTGCTGATTCTGACACATTCGCGTCTGGAATATTTGCCCATGTAACGGAACTGGTAAGGTCGTTGATTTCTGCGCCCGCTGTGCTTCCATTGGCGGCTGCTGTAATCCGGCCATCGGCATCAACAGTAATGTTAGCATTGGTATATGCTCCAGGTGTAACTGCGGTAGAAGCAAGTTCTGTCGGACCAACAACTCCAGAGTCAATGTTCCATGTGGACCCACCCCCGGATACAGTAATGTCTCCTTTATCACCATCAGAAACCCCGGACACAGTTATAGCATCTAATTCAGTTCTATGTTGAGCAATTGAGTCAGCAACTTCAGCAAGTGCCGCCTCAACATCTGTCCCAATGTAATTACCACCAGCGTCAGAAATAGGAACCTCTGCTGCTGTTTGATTATCTGTGCCACTAGATCCACCAGAAATTATGCTTGAGTATATAGAGTATGGTCGCCAATCAAGGATGTGAAATACATTGGAAGAGTTTATCTTTCTAGCAACTGGTAAGTTAAGACTATCGGGTATGTCATACATTAATCCATTTTTGTGTAAAAATATGTAGTCGCCTACAGTGATCGTATCATATTGGGTTAGCGTGATCGTGTCTACATATATGTCGAATGTGTTGGCCGTTGCTGACACAACGAGTGACAATGGAAGTGAATCTCCACTGGTACTTGCATTGGCTAAGTACCAGCCACCGGCAGATGGGGCCACTGGATCGCCAACTGAAAATCCATGACTTGCAGATGATACAGTGTATCTGTTCGAACCAATACCATTAATCAATATGCTATCAAGGAATAACCAGTTATGTGATTCAAGAATGCTTTTGGACTGCTGGCTTATGCCGTTCGCATTATCTGGAGTATAGAGAGCAAAACCATAGTTCGTCGTTTTTGTAAAGATTTGCCCAATTCCAGATGGAAAAGCGTATTTTGAATCTTGTATGTCGATCAGGTCTACGTTTGCCGTAAACAAGGCTTGTGAATTAACTGCAGAGACTCGATACATTCTTCCTGAAGAAGTGAATACTCTCTGACCAACCGCTACATCGTTTCCGTCATACGTATTTGTCTGATCATTAATCGTTATGTCTCCCTGGAATGTAGAGTCATTAACTGCACTGAACGAACCAAAGGTTATCGTTGCCGTAAAATCCCTCTCCACCTTTTGCGAAAAAGACAAGAACGGGATCAATAGCAATATCGGTAAGAGGTATTTCATGTTAGTATACTTTTCCAATGATGTGGAATGTTCCCAAGCCATTCAGTCCTGTAATTACTGAAGTAGTCGATCCGCTTCCAACTGTTGGGTGGGTGATCTGGTATCCTGTTCCCTGGTTGCTTAATTGTACGTTGTTTGCCGAGGCCGTTTCAATGATAGTGATTGCCGGGAACAAGGCATCTGTAACATCATTGTTTACAGATACTCCACTCCATGTTATAGTTATACTTATGTCTCCACCAGCAGACAACCGGCTATTGCCCCCTGCTAATCTAAAGGATAGTAAGCTGGTTCCGCTTGGCACAGTTATAGTATAAACACCAGATGTTCCGGTAACTACAGGGAAGCTATTGCCTTGGTATACAAACTTCCATCCACCTGCAAAATCTATATAACTGATCGCTGATCCACTAGCCGTAGAAGATAGTACCCCACCAGATAGTTGCAATCCAGATCCAATAGTAAGTTGCTCTACCGAGCCAGTGCCAGTAGAACTTCTTCCAAGCAGCCTTGCTGCACTGATATTTTGTAGTTTGTCGAATGTGACTGCATCGTTTGCTATATCTCCCTCTGCGATGGTTCCGTCCAGAATTTGAGTAGTTGTTACGCCTCCGGTTGGGATAGACAATGCCGTCACTGCCCCATCTCCGGTAATTGTAGAACCGTCAGAAGTTGCATAGCGCGGCAATACAATAGTGTTACCGCCACTGATCGTCAGTGAATCGTTGCTTACCGAGAGTGTTTGTGTGCTGCCGCCAGCCGGAAGAGTTACTGTGTTGCCGCCGCTGATCGAAAGATCGCTACCATCCAATGACAGCGTTTGCTCATATGGACTCAGTACAACAAATCCATCGGTGCCTTGCTTCGAGATGTACAGTGTATCACCCGACAAGGATAGACTCTGCTCAAAGTAAGGCGCAAGGTAGTACTGATTAGTTCGGTACAGGTTGCCGCCCTTCTGAGAGTAGAACTCAAAGTTGGATGTGTCCGGCGCGGTTTGAACCGGAAAGTTTGAAGGGATCACCTGCCCATTCAAAGCAAGCGATCCCATCAGGAGTAATACTAGAAATAGGTTTCTCATTTGGTTTTTGGTTTTGGTAAAAATCAGGGCCACGCGAATGACCCAAATGATATACCAAGCTACTATAAAGCCTCCAGTGCTCTAAGCACTGCAGGACCATTTTCGTGTTGCGTCAAGAACTGGACGAAGAAATCGTGTCGATCTTTACCTCGCGGTACGCTGAGAATAATTTCCTCGTTTCCTGTCCATCTCCAGGCTGATACCGAAGCATCGAACCTGATCTGTTTCATATTTGCTGCCCGTCTTACCACGGACTTGATCTTTGTTTCATTCGAGTTGGCAAGTTTCAAGAACTTCTCCGGGTCGGTTACGGCCATGCTCTCTGCCTTGTCTCGCATAATGTCCTCCGATTGTGCCGAGTCCTGACCCATTGCATCCATAAACGCCATCAGGTCTGACTTCTTCATTTTCTGTGCGAGTACTACCGCCTCGATCATCTTTGCTCTCTGCTCTCTCTCTTCCTTTGCTTGTTCCTCTGGTCGTTCCAACCTTAGCAAAAGGTCTTTGTTCTCATCTCGGTCTTGTCGATCCCAGTAGTTGCTCAAGAACAGGTACTCGTACAGTTCCCGGTCCTTGGCGTTGTCTCCTGATAGCACAATCGCCCCCGGTTGTCTCGGACTATCTGGACCTACCCAGATCTCTTGCAGTTCGAACTTCCCGTCCGGCTTGATACTTTTGATGAACGCGATCTCCTTGAACTCGTCGTCGTATGGATCGTAGATTACGTCAGTACTGGGAACGTTGACAGTTGGAATGTACCATTGTCCTGGTGCCCAAGGCTTCTGACGCATACGCACCAATTTGAATACTGCCATCTCGCCCTTCTTTAGTTGGGCTGTTTTCAAAAGCTTATCGCTTACGTTGTTGTAGACTCCTACCTTTTTCATTGTGTAATAGCTTGGTTATTATATAATAGGGAAGCCTCCGAAAAGGAGACTCCCCATTGGCTGTCTGATTAGGACAGTTTCGTAGACGCACACTGGTATGCACCCAGGACTTCAAGACCCATGATGGCCTTGTGGGTTACATTCAGCAGGTCGGTATCGTCAGTCGGGATCGGCGCAAGACCACCCGTCAATCTCTCAGTGTATCGGCTGTCGGTATCACCGTTATTCATGTAGCGGCAACGGAAGCGATCAACCATTCCACCACCAGGTCCGTGAGTCTTGATCTGACCTTCCGGCAGGTAATAGGCTTTCTTGTGGTATCCAGCAGAGCCGGTGAAGTTGATCACGTTCTGGTGGTCAAGCATCGGCATGTGGATTTTCTTGTACGTGCGGCCATACAGCTTGAACGTGTCAATACCCAGCATCAACTCAGAACCTTCACCCATCTTGATGCGGCCATTGCTGGTCAGTGCCGTATTCAGACCTGTCAGCATGTCGTCATGGGCGATGTTCATCTCCGTACCTACGAACAGGTAGTAAGTGTCAGGGCATCGACGGGCGTTCAATGAACGAGTCAGCGTTGCGTAGTGAGCCAAGTTGACGGTTACGCCGGTCAGATTCACACCGCTGTCAGCGATATACTGATCTACACCCTTGGTAGTCTGTACTGCGTTACCACCCGTGTCGGTAAGCTTAGGCGATGCGCTGGTGAAGTTCTCGTCGGAGATCTGGCCGATTACCATCGTAAAGGCGATGTCACCACGGAAACGCATCAGCGAGTCGTGTACTGCCTTATACATATAGTACGGCTTGCCCTCGAAGTTAACCTCGATCTTGTTCAGGGATTCGATGTCGGTGATGACCGCCTTGTTCTTGAAGATCTGCACCTGGTTGAAGTCTTTATCAAGACTGTACCGTACAGCTTCGGGAGAACCGGAACCTTCGCCGGATGCCTGACCGAACGTAGCAACTACTTGGTCGGCTGCGGCTGCTAGGTTGGCGGTCGTTACCGTGCTCAACACTGCTTTTACGTCAATCTGGTCGCCACCTGCATCAGCGGTCTTATCATATACGTACCCGGCGTATCCGCTGGGGAACATAAGGGTATCACCGATACGGATCTTGGTCGTTCCGTTTGCGCTCGTTGCAACAAACGTGATGTCGCCTTGGCCAGATCCACCAGAGTTGTCGGTTACGCTGGAACCAGTCTTGATGGTTTCGGTTGCGTACAACTCCTGGTTGGTAAAGTGATGGTACGTTACATTGCCTGTCTCAACCATCCGGTTCGTAAGTTCCATTACGTCCAGAAAATGCAGTTCTTCATTGGTGATATTCAGAGCTTCGTTCAGAATTTCACGCTGATCCAGGAAAGGGATCGTGCTTACATAGGTCTTATTGATTGTTCCTAGTGCCATTGTTTCATTTGGTTTTTAGTTTCACATCTAGCCCTTGTTTAGTTTTGTGGCGAATAGCTTGTGAAACGGGTCTTCGTATTGTTTACTTGTCGGGCCTGAATGCGTCTGAGAAGGATTCTCAATCTCTTTCAATACTTTAGCCTGGCCCAATTCTTTGCCGTGAGCGACCAACAGTTTGATGAACTTGTCTGGGTCACGCGCAAACGAGGCGACCTGGTAAAATCTTTGAAGGTCAGGACCATTCTCTGTATTGAAGAGTTCAAAAAACTTCTGGCTATTCACGGCCATGTCAACGAGTTCTTCGGGACTTTCAACTTCAAGGTTAAACTTCTCATCATCGACTGTCGGGATAATGAAAGTTTTCTTCTCAAGAAGTTCTTTCGTATGCGGACTCGTCTTGAGTTTTTGCTCAAACTCTTTGAATTGCGCCATGATTTCTTCTTCAGTCGGACCCTCTGGCTTCGGAGATTCTTGCGTTTCGCTTTCCTGTTTTAGCGGCCCTGGCTGTAGATATGGCTTCAATTTCTCTTCGTACTCACTTCGGATCGCTTCGGCGGCTTTTGCCATTCTGAGTTTACCCACAGATATTTCATCTTCTTCGTAGGACTCTGGATCGAGTTTGTACTTATCAATTACTTCGTCTTTGTAAAGTCTTTCAAGATCTTTCCCTGATACGCCGTACTCATCCTTCAGCTTTTTGCGGAACAACTGCTCAGGAGTCATCTCCTTTAAGTTGACTGTCTTAGCTTCCAGGTACGGGGTAATATCGTGACCGGCCTTTATCCTCTCGAAAAGACCTCTACTCCATTCATCAGGAAATTCTGGCTCAGGAGTCTTGCTTTCAAGTTCCTGGTATTTAGTGTACAAGTCCTCTATTGATTGGAACTTGTTTTTTGTTAAGTTGCTTACGGTCGTCGCAAGGTCAACAGGTGGTGCCTCTACCTGCTCAAGTGGTGCTGTCTCCTCGACTGGAGTAGTCGCCGCTTCTGTCTCTTCTGCCACTGGTTGCTCAACTACTGCTTGTTGTTCCGGCTCTGTTGCCGGAGTTTCTACTTGATCTCCTGTTACTGCTTTCTTAACTAAATCTATAAATGCCATAGCTTGGTTTGTTTTTTTCAAAATTATGTTAAAACATTCTGTTTATTGTAAAATAGGCCGAAATCAATCGCCCTTTCGTTCCTCGATGTATTCCTTACTTTCTGCTGAGATAACCTTTTCACTTACCCTTGCTTCTGCCGAGATGTCTGCTACCTGGATTCTAGACTCGGCATCGATACCAGCCTCTTGCAGTCTGCCCTCAATCTCTGCTTGCAGGTTCCTTAGCTTCAGGTCGTACTCTAATTGCAGCGTCTTTCTCTTTTCTTCCTCTGCTACCATTGCCGACTGTTGCTGTGCCTGTGCGTTCGCCTGTTGCAGCATCATCGACTCTTCCTGCTTTTCTTTCTTTCTTCGCTTGATCTTATACGCCAATAGTAGTTGGGCGACCTTGAAAGACTCCATGCTCTGAATGATCATCAGATCTTCAAAGTCTAGCAGGTCTTGACCGGCCATAGCCTCTGCCTGTTGGCGTAGCCGTTCTCTTTCCTGGTCTGTTGGTTTGTCTTCGATCTTGATTCCAAATTCATGAATTGAGATGTTGGGGTTCATCTTCATAAAGTCAACCGACGCTTTACCAAGGGCTTGTCTGTAGCCAGGGGCAGATCCTTTCTTGGAGATTAATTGGATTCTTTGAGCCAGCGAGTCACATAGCCTTTCGAAGATGTTGCGCTCCATATCTACCACAGCGTATAGAGAGTTGTTAGTGCCTTCATTGGCCATGTTTGCGACGGTGGTCAAAGTCCTGCTGTCGGGCGTAGATCCGTCCGTGAACTCATTAAGGCCGGTGATGTCCCTAAGCTTATTGATAAGGAACTCAATTGTTTGCGACCAACGGATGACTTCATCCCCTACCCCGCCAGTCAGTTCCTCGATTGGTTTGTAGTTAGTCATATTACCTGCTGGGTCCATCTTCCTATATACGAGCGTACCCTTCTGATAGTATAGATCAAGGATGGATGCAGGAGATAGCGTTGTTCCTCCTTTGCCTAGTGCGACATCTTCCAACGCGCCAATTTCAATTGCAATACCCTTGGGCCGTGCCTCAGCAATAGTTTGCTGCAACTTGTACCAGGCTATCTGTAGTTCGTCGATTACCGGGATGCACTGCTCAGTAATACCAACCACACGCATGTCATAAAAGTCAATCGCGCCAATATGGTAACTGGAAGTAGTATCCATCAACTTTGATTTTGCTCGCTTCATGTCCGTACATAGGCCGTAATTGAACAGGTAGTCTGTTCCTTCAATCCAGCAAGCCTTGTACAGTACCTTGTACGCTGTACGGTTGTATTCATACTTCGAGTTGGTCATATTTGCCTTTCCGTACTTGGTTCGGCTTACGCGCTTATTGCCGCGTTTGTCGTAACCAGTTTGGTGGACCATCTCGTTTACCGAGAAAAACTCCAGGTCGATAATCCTAACCTTTACGTCATCGTATCCCCTTGAAAAGTTGGAGTGGAATGGACGGATGCTGTTTTTGCCGTGACGACCGGCCACGTTATTGGCAATGTCCTCGTATTGCTTCTCCGAGAACTGATCACCAGCCCATTGCTTCAGGTCAGAGATACTCAGCTCTAGCACCTCCCCTATGTATTGCAGGTCCGTGAAGTCGTCACGGTTGCAACGGCTGATTACGATATTGGTGGGGTCTACCTGCCGAACTTTGATCGCTCCGTTAGAGTCTACATATTCTTTGTAGCCTCCGATACCATAGTCGAACAGAGTTTGCTTTACGTTCTTGCGGATATTTTTGTAGTTGTTTTGCTCAAGCACCAGGTTGATCCACTGCTCCATCTCAACAGCCATCTGGTGCTTGTATGTGTACATACGCTGCAACTCCAGTTCTTCGTAGTCGGCTGGATCATCTTCTCTCTTGGCGACAGGAGTCATCTCGGATAATCCTGGGGCGACCTTCTCGATCTCTTGTCTTACTTTAAGCCTTGCTTTCTTGTCTTGGAAAACCTCTTCAATCTCAGACTGAGCGAGAGGATCTATTGGAGTGGCATTAACATTGAAGTCCATTTTCTTTAGTCGGCTCATTGCAAGCCTACGGAACTTCGGGAAGATGGGTAGTACATCCCAGTTGATGTTCAGCCAGGAAGTATCGTCTTTCTCGTCGATACCCATCAGCGGCTTGTATCCATTAATACTTTGCTTTCCCTGAGCATAGTCCATTATCTCTGCATACTTGCGCCGCTTATCATAGAAAGATCCAAAGGAGTATTTATTGAAAGTCGTCCATACTGCTTTACAGTACTGGAGTATCCATTCCTTGTCTTTCCGTTTCGGATCGATCAAATGTGACGGGAAGGTTGTCTCGTCGTAAGTTTTTTTCATCTGGTTCTTCGTCGCTTAAAGAGACTTTCTAAGCCTCCTGATTTTTCTATGGTCGTTGCAGACCTAATGAACATCTTCTTGTCTGCTATTAACGCATATCCGAATGCCATCGTAGCATCCGATTTTGTTGTATTGCTAATGTCAAAATTGATTAAGTCTTTTAGTAGCTCAGGAAAGTATATCTTATTTACGTGCTCCAATATGTATTCTTCCAGGTGCTCGGCCAACATCTGATGTGTCTGCTGAGAACCCGGAATACCAGGAGCCTTTCTTCCAGGCAGCGTTATCAGGAATCCCTTGTACCCTCTAGCGTCAAAGTAGGATTCCATGCCTGGTTTATTGTTTTCAAATAGTATTGGCGATCCGTAGTACGCTGCTGCTTTCAGCATGTCCTCGTAAAATATCCTCGCCATCTTAGGGCGATGAATGTACTCCATGACTGGGGAGTAGCTTAACTCGTCCGATGGATCGAACTTTCTGAATATGTACCCTGATCCATCTGATCGCCTGTTGTCTACCGTGACATTGTGATCGAACGGGTCAACACCCATAACAAATTTTGTCTTCTGGTTTGGGTAGTAGGACGCGCCAACTTTTTTAGCGTTTATCACTCCTTCAGTAGACTCGTATAGCAACCTAACCTTGAAGCGTCCCTTCTTGGTTGGTTGCCAAACAACTGCCGTATCTTTCATTCCGTCTTTCCAAACAAAGTTTCCGATGTCGTACAAGTTGTCCTGCCATGACAATTCATCCAGCCGGTGATTTAAAGCAAAGGAGTCAAACAAAGAATCCCGTCCACTAACCCTGAAAGCCTCTTCCATAGTTAGTGGCTCTTTTCTCACGTAGCTGTAGTATTCGGTCAAGTCATCTTTATAACTTTCCCTTTCGGCCAGGATAAAATCTCGGTTCTTTTCTGTGTCACAGTATCCGTACCGATCCCTATTCCTGGCTTCATCGCTTCTAAGGAAGTATCTATACAATCCAGTTTTCGTTCTTCCAGTTACTTCATTCCGATCCTCTGGATTAGAGTCTTCCCAGAATTTTATGTAATCATCAATAGCTCCCTCAATCTCCTCTACAGTTGAAGTGTTAAGAACTTTGCCTATGAAGTTGCCATTATCGTCTGTACAGCAAAGTCTAACTACACGGTGCCTCTCTCGTATGTCAACATCTTTTGTTTTAAAGATTTCATCTCCAACATAACGTTGTAATTTCTGACCGTCATAAGCAACGTCTTTGCTAGATCTCCAGTCTAACGTACCTCCTAGTTCCGGCTTCTTGTCCTGCTTCTTACTCCCTCGGTACGGAGTATTGACAAACCTTAGTTCCGACTTTGGTTCTCGTCCACCACTTAGGTCGTATGTTGGTTTGAAAAAGTCTGGTAGCTTTTTAAATGCCCTCATTACTCCATCTCTCCACACCGTCTTCTTCGCATCCTCCTCAGTCTTGCTTTGAATACCAGCATTCACTTCCAGTGCTCTGGTCGCCAAGTCTAGTAAGAACGCTACACTTTTGGCGGTCTTGCCAGATCTTCTCTTTGTGACTAGAAGAACACCCAGACTCCTTGGGTCATTAATAGAGTACTCCAAAAAATAAAAGAACTTTCGATCACTGTCGTAGAAGCTCGGATAACCGCCATTCCCTTCCGCAGCAATATAGATCCAGTCAAGGTAGAAACAATGCAGCGGAGATACATACACCGGCTTACCATTGTTCTTGAACCAGCATCCGCATAATCGCCGATCCCACGCTTGTCGTCTTACCGATTCAAGCACAGGATCGTAGTACTCTGGATCTAGCTTCTGTCTCCTTTCTTCTTCTTTACGGAGGTCGCTCCAATCTTCGGGTAACGACATCCTCTCCCAGTACTGCTCCTTCTTTACGTTACTCCTGGATAAAACCCCACGATGCTCAAGCTCCTGCGTGATCGGATTCCACACATATCCAACTGGTGGTATGTTTACCTTTAATCCCTGTATCGTTTCTGTCGATCCTCCTTTAAACTTTCTATACATGCTTGGCTATCGCTTCTGGCGAAAACCTTATACGATCTGATTTCTCCTGTAGTTCAACATCACCCATGTAGAAAGTTCGCTTGTAGTCTTTCAGTCTCGAATGTATCTCATCACAGAACCCAAGAAGTTTTTCCTTCTTCTCAAGTGCTGTGATCTCATCCTTATCCTTGTCGTCCTCTACCGGGCTAAGTATCCGTTTCAGGTTCTCGTAGAAGGTTTCCTCGTTCATCGTAATCAATGACCACTCGTAACTCCCCTGGTAACGTAGCATTGCATGGATCGCACTGACTACCTTTTCATCATCGAGAGAAACAGGGCCATCAACCCCAGCCATCTTTGCGGCTCGTTCCTTACGCTCGTTCAAGTCTCTGGATCGCTTAACGACCGGACTGTTCGAGTCGTAGACATAAGCCAAATACTTGATGGTTTCCTGGGGCAGTTCTTTTAACTCGTCTATATCTTTTACTCCTTCCGCTTTTGTGACATCCTTGACACCATTCACCTTGAATGTCATGTCCTGGAAGTCTCTCTTGTCAAAGATCATTTCGTGCATGATACAACTTATTTGGCTCTTGGAAAGAAAATGTGCCGAAATCGACCCCTCTTTAATTCCTTTAATTTTTTACTGTACTCCTGGTATATCTCTTCGTATGTGTAGTCTGGATGTTGGTGCTTCTTTGCTTCCAGTTCTTCTACTGCCTCTTCTCCGTATTTGTATCTTAGTTTTTCTATGTACGTTGCAAGGTTGCCGTCTTTGGTTCTGTTGCATGTCTTGCATTGTGGATGGTTATTGATGAGGTCGAACATGGTTGATTTATACCTACGGTCTATGTAGTGGCCACAGTCCATGTTGTCGTAAAAGTCGGAAGTGTTGCAGGTAAAACAATCACAGATCCCTGAGTCGTTTGATGCTTCTAACTTTACCCATAGCGAGAATACTTCCCATGCCTTTCGTTCTTTTGACTTCTTCAATTCTTCTGCGTTTAGTTCTTGATATTGCGTGGATGGATGCAAGCGGAACGGTAGTTTAATACCGATCTGCTCTTGTGTCTCAAAGTTGCGCACCAATAATTTAGACTGATCCCAACTTCCAGGGCGCGACTTTGGCTTGGACCACTTATCAAAGTAGCAAATCGTTTCGTATAGCCGGTCGCCTACTATGTATCCTGCTTTCATATCATCGGGAAAAAATGAGCTTCTTTGCCGCCGACCACAACTCCACACCCAAGGGTGCCTGACTGTGGAGATTGCTTTGCATAGGAGAATACATACTGACTTTCGTCCACTCCACAGCCTACGTTCAACCCAAAGACAGTACCGCCAAACGAAGTATCGTACTTGACACCTCCGTATAAATGCGTGTGTCCTTGAACCACGCTTTGTCTTGCGGCGATGGCATTGTTGATTGCCGCGTCCCGACCTCCTTTTGCCCCATGTCCATGAATGTACAACACCCCGTCGATCTCCAAATTCTGGTGCACCGTCCATGTATCCGGGAACCCGAATGCCTCATTGATTGTCTTTTGTAATCTGGATGGGATGAGTCCGTAGTTGTACCGGCGCATCAATCTAGCTTCATGGTTCCCGATCAGGATCTTCATTTCAGGGAACACCTCTTGCCATTTTTCTTTAGACTCCATCGCCTTGTTGATCTCCTCATTCCCACTCATTGCGTTCGCAGATGTTGGATGAAAGCTAAGGAAGTAGAAGTCAAACATATCTCCAATTTGAACCACTTGGTCCACTCGGTGCGCGTCGAAGATGTCCTTGCAGAAGTCCAGATAGTCGGGGTGCTCAAACGGAAAGTGAGTATCAGCTATGATACCCACAACGTTGCTATCCTTAATCCTCTGCTGTCGGTTAAACTCCGCAGGGTTCAGTCTCGGTTTGTGTATCGTCATGGTTCTCTGTTAGCGCGTACCCCAGTTCCATGTAGTTCATCAGATCTGAGAAACGATTGATCATGGGTTCTGACGGATCAATGTCTTTACCGTCCATGTAATTGTATACGGCCACCAGTTGCTTGGCAACCATTATCTTCCACACTTCATACGGCGTACATCCAGCGACTTGTGCTTGCTTCTCAAAAAACTCAAGTACGTTCTCGTCACTGGCGTAGCTGTACAGCTTGTCGTCACGTATATCGATACGGTAGTCGTGTAAGTGCTTTGCTATCGTTCTGAATTTGTCTATGTTCATTTGCCGTAGAATCCTTTTGAGAACTCATCAAACATATCAATGAAGTTGTTCTCGTCGTAACAAGAGTGGACTTCTAGTTTGTGAAATCCTTTAACAGTTTTTTCTAAATGCTTTTCCAGTCCGGCCATTGCTTCGAACTTGGAACCTTTGTTCCTCGCTCGCATTTTGCCAGACTTTAAAGTATTGCCTTGGTTGTCTCTGGCTGTGTATGAGATTATGTAGTTCATCAATGCTTATTTATGGTTACAAATCCGGCACCGGGAGATAACACTTCAAATTCTTTTATTTCATACCATCCATATTGCTGGTCTTTCAACATCTCTTTGATCCTGTACTCTGCATAGTGCTTGTTAGAGTGAACTTCTACGATGCAGTCTTTTAGGGTTGCTTCTTTGTCAATCACCACATTCACCTTCCTTAATGGCATCGTCTTGTCGTAAAACAAATCCCTTTCCTTCCTCCACGAATCAGCCCAAAGTTTTACATTCTCTATCGTAGCTTTATTGTCTACAGCGTTGCGCTCTATTGTCTGTATTAGTTCTTCGAATATGTCTTTCATTTCTTTAGTTTATCTTTTATTAGAAATATTGTTCCGGCGATGGTCGCTGCAAGGTTTGCGATTAATCTGATCATGGTTCTTTATTTACAAACCGAAGCATATCTATGTATACAGCCATGTCTTCAATCCTGGAATTTTCGTATAAAACTTCATTTGTGTCTCTGTCTATTAACACCATAGTTATAGGATTGACCTTTCCATCTACCCTTTCTGCAACATAGAAGCATACAGCCCTAAGTGGCGGCAAGTCGCCAGCCGTTGGATGAGAGCACCACCTGGTCATTGAATCATTTACGTACCATTCAAAACCTTTATCATTTATAAAATCTGGCTTCCCGCCATTATCCCAAGGGAATAATTTCAAAGTCATACCTTTAACATTATATCGTCCTGGTAAATAACTTCATACCACTCGTCGTTCACTTTCTGCCGTTCGGCGTACTTAGTATCGTATACCACCTCATCACCCGGTTCCACTCCAATTTCAGCTTCATCCTTGAACGGCTTGCCGATCCACTTAACAATCCCCCGGTTGGTCTTCTTTGTGAAGTCGTCCGGTATAATGAGGTGATCTGACTTGGCGATCTTTTCTTTGATCGGTTCAACAAACACGAAGGAACCAATCGGGATTACCTGTCCGTCCACTTCCCTGGCAAAGATGTCCGAGTATGGGATCGCCTGGAACATACCGTCTTCGTTGTAGATCCGGTTCTCTATCCGGTCTATGGCCGAGTAGCGGAAGTGGATCTTGTCACCTACCTCTACTTCAGGCACGATGTCAGCCACCGTCCTCATCTGCTCCCTGTTTCCTTTTCTTACTACCACCGGAACCATCATCGACTTGGTTAACTTCCAGGGAGTAGCCGCCACAATACCGTATGTCCTGATCGCATCAGCATCCGTTTCTGTGTTTGGATCGTTCGGGTCGATAGCCATAGTAGGTACGTAAAACGTCATGCCAGACTTGGTGGTGAACGTATCGTCCCTGGTCTTATCCAATTCTATCAATACGTGGTTCGCTGTTGTCTTCATGTTTCTCTTTTAACGTTCTTGCAATACCCAGGAGCCGCTTAATTACGTCCATTGATGTATGACCATCCCACTTGCCTCTCTCGATCTCAGGGGCCGCTACAATGTCCCACAGGGCATCTGGCATTTTGTAGGTAATCTCCTTTCCGATACCGGCAATGAACCAGCCTTTGTATTCTTCTCCGTTACTTTGCTTCCAGGACTTCCACGCTTCGATGTCTGAGTCTGACGCGGCAATTTGGTTTAAGAGCACGATGAAGAGTGCGTGACGGTGCATGTATAATTCGTCGAACGTATGGTATCCGTCGCTGATCTTGCCCTTCTTTGGGTGCTTCTTGATCTTTCTGTTTAGTACGTCTGTAGTCATGCCTCTACGATTTCTTCGTCACCATTAATTAATTCAAGCCAACTGTTTACCATGAACTTTGCCTTATCCTTATGTTCTTCGGGAACCATATCGAGCGAAGACAAATGTTTGTTTTCCATTGCGTATTCGTAGCACTCGTCATAGTTGCCGGAATTATAATCAATGTAGTAGTCAATGTGATCAGGGCTATAATAAATAAGTTTGTTAAACAATGCTGCTTGCTCCACAGTAAGTTCCCTGTATAGTTTATACATGTAGGCATCTTTCTCGTGCTGTCCTTTTTCATTTGTGATGCCAATCTTAGCCAACTGCTCATCAGTCAATTTCTCCTTCATTAATTCTTTCGTGTTCATGCTGCTTTAATTTCGTAGTCTTGGTTATAAATAAGATTCAGTTCCGGTCCTTCCACTGAGATGTGGAACTTGTCAATGTAGTTGGTGTGTGTGTCGATCACAACTTTCAGTGCTGCTTCCCACTGGCTTCTAGGCACCAATACCGCATCATGCTTGCCGATATGGAAAATGCCCATGTCTTCCAGTTGTTTCTTCACCTGTGACCATATACCACTCTCTGCTCTCTGTAGAGCAATAGCATAGTGGTTGTATCCAAACATGTGTTTGAAGTCGTCAATCTGTTTTTTCATCTCTGGATCAAATACATTTAGCAGATGACCCCACTCATTATCGAAGTTCTTTGAGAAAATTGACATGAAGAAGATCTTTTTTGCCTCATCTCGCGTTATTTCTCTCCCTCTTGAAGCTAATATTCGCATTATCTCTTCGTAAAATCCTCCTGAGTCTACTGCCTCTGCGAATGCTCCTCGCACAATAGGGGGTATAGTTAGTAGAAAGGAGCAGTAGATAGACAATAGAGGTATACTATTAATGAGGTACGGTAAGTGTTTAGCTAGAGTAGCTTGGTATGAAATACCATCTATGTTTATTAGATCTTCATTGTTGTATTTATAGAGAGTCAGCAAAGGTTTAGGCATTAGCGTTAAGTTGTTAAACGTCCTGCCATTCTTCATTGAAGACTTGTAGATGTAGTGGCCCTCTTCCATTGCGATCACTTTCTGCAACCATGTAGCATGGATCTCTCTGCTCTTGTCTTCAATGAAAGAATTACCCGCGTAATATTTGTTCCTAAAGTAGTACACCTTTATCTGGTCAACCACCTTGGCAAACTTCTCTTTACCGTAGTAGTAGGTCTTGCCGCTGCCCATGTACGTCAAAGCAAAAAAGTCTCGCTTCACTTCGTTTCCGTTCATCTTAACCACTCCGTCCTCCACGTAAACTCTCTTCGCTCTCTTGCTGATTGCTTCAACAGAGGTGTGCTCGTTGATCAGTTTGATCGCTTCCTCTATATTGGGGCGTGAAACCTTTGCCAATTCTCCAAAGTATTCTCCATCTGGCTTATTGTACTTCCTGTGCCACTTCAAGATCTTAGCCTCTTCCTCTGGCGTGACCATAGACCTGTACCCGTATGCCAGCTTGCCGACCTCAAATTGGCGCAACACCTCGATCTTGCCTTCTTCTTCTAACTGTCTGATTATTTTCTGATAGGATGGGAATTTCTTCTTGAGGAGTTTTGACGAGATCCTGACAAACCCCTTCTGAGTACGCGGACCTCTGAAGCTTATGATCAGGGCAAGAACCCTTTTCATATCAGCCTTGAATTTCTTCTCGGCCTTGAGCTTGCGTTGAAGCCCGTTATGTCTTAGATGATCATATTTGTCAGGCATTACACTTATTTAAAAAAGCCCCAGGAAAAGTGCGAAACCCAGGGCACCGGTTTTGTGTAAAAGAATTACGTTGCAATTTACAACCTTTGTCGCAAAACAACGCAAAATAAAATCCAATCAATGTCTCTTTCAAAAAACACCCAGCCCCCGAAGGGACCAGGCACGTTTTACAACACCCATTGTGTCCCTACAAAGATAAGAAAACTTTTCAAAAAAAAGAAATTATTTTACCATTAATGTTGCTTTTTACAACAAAGTTATTTACTTTTGTTCCTGAGTGGTCGCCAACCCTTTACAGGCTAGCAATGATCTGTCCCGACTGGTGGCCACTCTTCTTGGAAATTGTTTTTGTTTTTATTTCAATGAGTGGTCCGTCGGTATATCGTGTTATCATTCGTGGAATTGCTTTTTAACATACCACTCTTTTCAAATTATAACCATGAAACACTACATCAGATTAACTTCAAACGGTACTTACTACTCCTTCTATTGTTGCGTATTCGAAGACGACGGATATACCCTTACCATCACCGATCACAACAATAAGGGAGAGGTAACATCGATCCATTCTTTCAACTGGGATACGATCACGATGTTTCGTAAGTTCCCACACAACCCCCACTATGGCAAAGAAAGAAGAGAAATGGATCAGTCTGCCGGAAGCCACCAAGATGACGGGCCAAACCAGGCACAAAGTACAGAAATGGGCCGAGGAAGCGGAGGACATGGGCCTGTCAGAAAAGCGTGGCAAGCACTGGTATCTTTCCTGGACATTGATAAAAGTCGCCAAAAAGTTTAAGCTATGGATGATTATAGCGATCTGTTTGATGGCCCTATTAATGCCGAGGTGCCTGAATTGACTGTAAAGCCTGACGATACTTTTCTTTTAAACGTAGAAGATGAAACGTACATAGTTTCGGTTGAGACTGTGATCGGCAAACAAAAAACAAGTATCTTTGCACCTGTTGTATATTACAACAATATTCCACAATACTACCCAGTAGATTTCGTAAGTGAAAGTAGGGGTCGCTTGATAAAGTTTTTGCACCACTTCAATATCCCTTACGATGACATTCTACGAAAGGTAGATAAGTTTTAATAACAAATTGTAACCATGAAAAACGCAGTAACAAAAGCTTGGGCTTTTGGCTGCTTCCTACTTTTCGCCAATCTCGGAGGCTTGAAATACTCCCCCATCCTGATTGAAGCGAAGATTGACTGGTACGAACCTATCGACGAATACACATATGAGCCGGATGTTGAAGTTCCGATCTTTGTAAAAGTCGAAGTTGACGACACCCCGGATCTCAAGTCTCTAATGAGGGACAGTAGATTCGTCACCTATATAGAAAAGTATCGCGAAGCAGCCGAAGGACACCGCATCCCAGCCGGCATCAAGCTTGCCCAGGGACTCCTTGAGAGTGACGCTGGCAATAGCAAATTGGCGCGGGAAACGAACAACCACTTTGGAATCAAGTGCTTCTCCAAGAGATGCCACAAGGGTCACTGTTTTAACTACACAGACGACTCTCACAAGGACTTCTTCAGGAAGTACAAAGATCCAAAAGAATCCTTTCGGGATCACGACGAAGTATTTAAGAAGGAGAACTACAACGAACTACTTTCTTTCCCTTACTCGGACGCGCCAATTAAGAGAGAGTACCGTCCATACAAAGAGAAGAAGAAAGTAGACTGGTATGGGACGGCCTTAGTGCCTGGTAGAACTTACACTTTCACTGGCAAGGAATGGTGGGCGATCCACTTGTGCGCCTCTGGGTATGCAACGTCAACCACCTATGCCACGAAGATCGACAAACTCATTAAACTGTACGACTTATGAACATCCAATACGTGTTTGAGAACCTGGGAGGTTTGATTTTCTGTATCGGATTTGTCATTGTGCCGTTTGATCCTGAGACTGGTGCTCATTCAGTCCTTATTGGCGCGGGAGTTTCCGGGATGGGCCACTACGGTAGTAAGTTTTTTGAAGATGTCGCAACAGAAATTCGGTGGCTTTTTCGCCGGAAGCCAGGGCCGTAATGAGAGGCGGCTATATAACTGGATGGAGGTCGGTAGTTTTAATTGGTTAAAATACGGTGCGCAACTGGGCTGCGGGTTCGAATCCCGCCCGACTACAACCCAGACTCCTCCCTGCCTTTATGGTAAGCGGATATGGGTGACACTACGGAAAGACGAGTAGGCAAGGCGGTAAGCCGTTATGAGGGTATGACGAAACATGCCGAACCCGCCCTAGAAAACACAGGCCATGTTGGTGTGGCCACACTGGTCGGTATGCAAGTGGCTAAAGCAAGGTGTCTGTAAAACATCTGTCATCGACTTCGTAGGTTCAAATCCTACCCGGCCAACTAACTTTAAAACAGCAACAGATGGACTACACGAAATACAGCATGAAGGATTTGAACGATCTCCAGACGTACATTGAGACATTGAAGCGTAATACGAACAATGAAGAGATGAAGAAGCAATATTCTGAAACCTTATCTGAAATCCGGGCGGCAAAAGCAGCCATCCGTAAAAGCCATTCTAATGACCTACCTGCTAATTATTCTTGTATTCGCCCTGGTCGTTGGGCCGATAGCTAAAGCCATTTTCATGGCTCCCACCAAAGGGGATGATTACAACCCCAGTCGTCACCGAGGTCGAAAGTCAAAGATGCGCACCAATATCCTGTCGAAAACATCTGAAAAAAAGTTTAGAATGTAGTTGTAATTTACAACATTAAATCGTATATTGCATGAAAGTTATTTACGACGACAACACAGGGAAGTTCTTTATCAAACCCGATAACTACTCTCCAGGAGCTACCCTTCTTAGTGACGATAAAATTATTAAACGACCGGCCTCCAGAGTAGTCTATGAAGGATCACTCTATGAGTGCAAGGATTACATTAAAACCTATGACAGTCTCACGAAAAAGTAAAGGAGTAATTGAGGATTTAGTAGTTGCAGTATCTCTCCTGTTGCTCGCCTCCTGCTCTGATCTCTGGTGTGCCGATGGGCCAATTTTCAACTACGAATATGTATGCCACTCGCAAGATTTTGGAGTATACCGTGTCGGTGGGTTCTCCGACAAAGATTTACTATCTGTATCCAGGCTAAAGTCAAACTTTGAGCGCGGATACTACTCTTGCGACGGTGACAGTGTAAGTGTGATCATCCGCAGAGCACCTGCCTGTCATACAGAGCACTACGACATTTTGAAAAGTAACCCTATGGACACTATAACCCTGATCAGATGAAAGTTATCACCGTAGAGAAAGGCGACCAGGTTGAGGTCGTTATTAAAGAAGGAGATAAGTATATCGCCTGTGGAAAGGCGCACAATACCCGTGAAGAGGCCGTAGCAACTGCAAAAGAAAAACTCGCCACTGTAGCTCAAAACAGGTAGAGCAATGGTGCTCCTTGGGTTTCCGGTCGGCACTAACTAAATCAACAACCATGACACCTGAAGACAAAGTAGCAAGAGCAAAGAAGATCGAAGAAGACAAGAAGCGTAAAGCAGAAGAGAAGATCCGCAAGACAAGAGAAGCCGAGAAGCGGAGATTGTCGTACTCCAAAATTGGCGTGAAAGATGAATAACAAATACAAAGACTTAGCCGCAAAGACCTTCCTCGATTCAGGAGATCGAGAGAAGAATATCCTCCACCTGCAAGCCGGTATCCTTGGCGAGTACGGCGAGATCGTGGATGCAATGAAGAAGAAGATCTTCACGCCACAACGGTTCAAAGACAACCTGGCCGAAGAGTGGGCAGACGGCATGTGGTATATTGCTGTGTGGCATTCTGTTCTTGGTAGAGAACTATATGTAGAAGAAGTCAAGCCATTCATTGATACCGACAATAGTAATCTCAAGTTCTTGATTCATTACGCTAGTGTGATTCAGGATTGTGTAGAGAAAAGGAAGCTTGGCGTACTTACGCATTCTTGGATGGTTCTTGCTAGTATCCTAAACATTGACGCTCAAGTAGCTTTAGACGCAAACATCAAAAAACTACAGGAGCGATATGGCTAGAGTATATTACCAAATGCCCATCGGTGTCAAAGTATGGATGCCGCACAAGGACGAGTTTAACTACCCGATGAAAGGGGTGACTGTCCATTTGATTACCGGCACTTATGTTGTAAGAGAGGTTAAAGAAGAAGACGATAAAATCTTAATCTGTTTAGATCATGCGTGACCAATACATATACGTCCTAATTGTTGCGGTGATTATCCTGATCCTTGTAACTCGATGACCTTGCAACGACCGTATAAACTAATAATAGCCGGATCAAGACACTACACCAACAGAGGAGTAGTATTCGGCGCAGCAATATGGTATCTCTCCAATAAAGAGAACATTGAAATAGTAAGCGGAGGCTGTAGAGGAGTAGACAAACTAGGAGAGGAATTTGCCAGATATAAAGGATGGCCGGTAAAGTCGTTTCCGTATATCCGTGCTTTTGGCAAGGCTGGCGGTCCAGTCAGGAACAGAGACATGGCCGAATATGCGGACGGCTTACTGGCGTTCTGGGATGGGAAGAGTAGAGGAACTAAAAATATGATTGATACCGCTAAGAAGCTTGGCCTGGGCGTAAGGGTTGTGAGGATTGATCAGCCCAATAAGTTTGCGGATCTTTGGTATGCGGTAGAAAAACTTGGATTAAATGAAGATCGTTAAGTTCAACAAGTCTGGAGAAAGTTACCTGAAAGATGTACGCGCCAATAAAAAGTTTGAAGCAGCCGGACAGCCTTGGGCCATCTACAAAGGGAAGGTGTATCATTACGTCAGCGGTGCTGATACTGGATATTACTTTGGAAGCGCGACAAACGAGGGGATCATTGAATCGTTTACTAATGCGCTCGATGCCTATCATGGTTCTAAAGTAAAACAGTGGGCTAAGAAGTTGATTGACGACTGGGGAGAGAATAACTACTATCAGTATTTTAACAAAGCGTCGGGCCGCACCACCAGGCAAATTGACGCGGCAATACAGGGACTCTTCACGAACGGATGGACGCACGTATGGGATCATCACAACTCGAAGATTGCCCACGAACGCACATTCAGTATCTTTATGAGAAGGCTTGCCGAAGAGCACTCTGTTTTCGGACTCAACGTAGCCAAGGTAGTACACAACAGAGATGCAGCAGGATACCTGGCGGCGTTTGACAAGGACGATTCAGTGGAAGCGTTCTACAAAGAATACCCAGCAAAAGATTACAGCGTAAGATGGTTATAAAAATCAAAAACTACGGAGTGGCAGTAAAAGTAGAACTACCAGAAGAAACCGACGGAGAACAGTTAATGTACGCCCTTGTTGGTGCGCTGATGTCCGTAGGATGGGCAAAACAAACCATACTAAATATAATGAGAGAATACTGTGATGAAAACATACGAGATTGATACTTTATTCAGGTATGGTTCGTGAAGTATTTGTGATAATGTCAAAGGATCGTCAGTTCGTGGCAAGAGGAACTATCAAGAAGAGATACTTGGTGCACAAAGACGAACGGAGTAGTAAGCCTTTTCTGGGGACTACCTCTATTAAAGTAGCAGAGAAGTGGCTGGATATGTCTTACTATGGCCGCTACAAATTAGGGCTTGAGCCTGACGAGCCATTGAGAAACCACCTAATGATTGTTAGAGTTAAAATAGGAATACTATGCGAGTTGGAGACAAAGTAAGGATAATCAAAAATGACTCTATGCACGATTTCAACATTGGCGATGTTGTGACTATGATCTCAGTAAAAGAAACGGAAGTCATTGGTGGTGCAAAGCAATTCATTTACATGGCGCAGAAGGATACAGAGAAGTACTATGTGGCATCCTCTGACTTTGAAAAGGTAAAGTGATGTGGCTGGTAATGAAGGAACCGGGCATGTATTACATAGATGACCTGCTGATCCTTCATTGGACCCCAGTAAAAGCAATAGCCAAAAAATTCAATAACTACCAGGATGCTGAGATCGTTGCAAGTAAGTACCCTGGTGCAATAGTGATACCGGCATGAAATACGCAGCAATACTGATACTGATACCGTTCTTTTCTCTAGCGCAGAAAACGGTACCACCCCCACCGGAGATGATCATCCAGTGGGACACCATACACCAGACGATCATCTGGCATGAAGGAAACCTTAACTGCGATCACGACTGGGTATACAAGCCAACTACCGTCAACCTGCACGAAACAAGCAACAACAAAGGTATCGAACGGATCTGCCGGGATTGCTTACAGTACGAGGAGTATGTCAGGCGCATCCGCTACAAAGTGATAAAGCCGGAAGAGTCTGACTTCTACAAACTGAAAAAACTTATCGAGCAATGATTTACGTTTTACTTTATCTTATTATCGGGATCATGGTAGCCGTGGTGTTTAGAACGAAGGGAGATGTTGACGGGGTATTGTTTCTGTTCACATCATTGCTATGGCCTATTTTTTTGACCGGCCTTTTTGTTGACTTTTTAAAAGACATGTTAAAATGAAAGACTCCTGGTTTGAAAAGTTCTCGGAGGAACACCTGAAGAATATGGAAAAAGGCTAACATTGCAACGACCATGAAAGCATACATAGGAAAAGACAATACCTGGGGAGCGTTAATTACAGATGGTGGACAAGGGTTCTTGTTCACATTCACGGCTAATGGATCTGGAGGCGCATGGGACACTCTTCCGGCATTGCTTCCAGCGGTAGACATGGAAGAAGTTAGTCCGAGTAAGATGTTTGAAATACTTGGGATGGAACGGAGTGAAGCATTTAAAGCGCACCAATCTGCTTTTAATGACGCATACAACCTAGATGCCAATGAGCTAGATGAGTACAGAGAAAAGATAAGAAAGACTCGCGAGCGCATTAATAGAAACAAGAATCACTAACCTTGCAACGACCACATGCAAACCCTAGCAGTAATAACCCTGATCACGATAGCCGTCTTTGTCTTCTCCCTGAAGCTGGGTGATGCTGTCACTGAAGAGACTGGAATTGATGAATATGGTACAGTGGTGTTTCTTCTAACCTTTACATACTTCTCATCTTTCATCTCTTTATTGTTCCTTCAACTTGTTTATGGTTGAAAGTTTTCTTATCTTTGTTGTAAATTATAACGTTATGAATGTAATCGGAAACCTTGCAACGGCCAAAGGAAACTGCCTAACTCTAATGGAAAGCATAGAGGATGGAACTATAGACATGATACTGGCAGATCTGCCGTATGGGGTTACGAGAAACAAGTGGGATAGCGTGATCGACCTGGATGAACTGTGGAAGCAGTATAAGAGGATCATCAAAGACAACGGAGCGATAGTCCTCTTCGGCCAGGGAATCTTTAGCGCAAAGCTCATCCTCAGCAACGAGAAGATGTTTCGCTACTCCCTGGTGTGGCACAAGACAAATCCTTCCGGGTTCTTAAACGCCAATAGGATGCCACTGAGGGCGCACGAAGACATCCTGGTGTTCTATAAAAAGTCTCCAGTATACAATCCACAGAAGACTGATGGGCATCCGAGGAAATCCGCTTCCGCTAAAAACAGAAGAGATGCAGCGCAAAGGATAAACGATAAAGAGCATTACTCTTATGGAGCGCAACAATTAGAGAATATAAAAGACTACGACAGTACTGAGCGTTTCCCTACCTCTATCTTAACATTTAAGAAGGACATACAAAAGAGTGCGCTCCACCCCACCCAGAAGCCGGTAGCCTTGTGCGAGTATCTTGTCAGGACGTACACTGATCCTGGCGATACAGTATTGGATAATACAATGGGATCTGGCACTACCCTGATTGCCGCGTATAATACTGGTCGCAAAGCTATCGGTATGGAACTAGATGACGAGATATACAAGGTGGCCGTTGATAGGATTTCTAAACATTGTTGTAAATTGTAACGTTATGGACTACGAGAAATTCAGAGAGAAGTATGGTGATATACTTGAAGACTTTAGCGAAAGAACGGAGGAGGAGAAGGGGGCTATAATCGTCCACAGTTACTACGATCAGATCAAAGAACTGTTATTTGTGAAGGATCTGATGCGTATGAACTACCGAGAGCAAATGACAGCCATCGACAGCAGGATTAAATCGATTGAGGCCACTATGGTTAGTGAGTGGAAAGAAATACGGAAGAAATGAAATTATTCGTTAACCTTGCAACGACCTTCTGCACCCACAAACAAAGAAAAGAAGTAGTAATAGATACCATAGCAGGTATAGTATGCGAGTACGAGGAAGTATGTAAGAAGTGCGGGAAGATGACTGGGTATTGGGCGTATGGTAGCTTTATGAAAAAACCTTCTTGGTGGGATCGGATTTGGAGTAGATTACGCGTCAATAAGAAGATAAAGCCGTTTGACAAATGACTAACCTTGCAACGACCAGAGAAAACACACAAATAAACGACCAGATAAATAACCCCTAGGCAGAAGGCATAACTACTATGAAGCCAGTAGAAGAGTATATACGATGGATGCTTGCCTCGGAAGGGTGGGTAGCCGGTGAAATAGATGTCTTCTATGATGACCTCCAAAGGTTTTGGCGGTGGGAGTGTGATATAGAAAGGGCTTGATTTAGAATAATATTTGGCGTGGTTAAGTAAAACCCCGGCTTTAGAAGGACTTCGGTTTTGTGATACGCGCCAATACGGGAATAATGTTTTAAACTTTTAGAGTAACACGAAATAAATGGCATTCTTCGACTTTTATGGAGTATCAATTAATGGGGAGTATCTGACCCCAAGCAACATAACCAAGTTTGGCTTAAATAAAAAGTATAAGTCAATCATAGCTGATATATACTATTCCGGTAAAGATGGGCCAATGATTCTTCATATAAAGCGTCCAGACTTATACGCAAAGGACAATGAATATCTCCTGGAAAAAGATTACCACCTAAAAAGACCGGAAGTATGCTGGGACGAAGGAGATCTTAAAGAGGAGATTGAGTACATCAAAGCTAGGCTACCCAGGGCGCATTTTAAGCCGTTCTAAGAGGAGATAATACTTGGGATGACTACACGCCAATAAGGACACTAAAAAGGGTTATAGAGGGTTTTAATTTTGATGGAATTACAAGGAAGGAGATCTGCGAAAGTGGGTTTCCTTTCGCTGTTTATAGTGCTCTTGTTTTTCTCTGATTGCCGCTTTTGTTATTAGATTTGGCTTTGGTTGGGGGGTTGGGGTTATATCTTTACGTGGGATGCCAAGCCGTTTTTGGGAACGTGCTGGCGTAACCGGGTAGGGTGTGCATGTCAATTTTTCGTCAAAAAATACGCCTATTTTCTACGGTAGAAAGTTGACGGGCTTAAAACCTATTGATATTCAATTCTTTATGTTATGCCTCCCTTATCTTTGTGTCTTATTTTGTGGCGATCTCTATGTGGGGTGGAATTGTTAATTTGTATTTTTCGGTCACTCGTTTGTTTGTTTGGCAGGATGGAGTAAACCTACCCAGCATATAACCAAATTAGTGACAAATAAAAAAGTATAATCAAATTAATTACATTGAAGATCCAACCTACTTAGTGTATATTTTACACTAACTACCTTAGTGCACAAACCAAACTAACTAATCTACTTAGTTTAACATCTAAACTAACTATTCTACCTTATATATATATGTATTATAAATTTACTCCATCCTGGCATTTTCCTATTTATTTTTACTTTTCTGTTGTGTATATCAGAAATAATTCTTATTATTGTGGTGTTATTAATTACATCACTATTTAAATCTAATAAAATGACTACTAGAACAATGAAATTGGAATTTGACTGTCTGTGCTGGGATGGAGATAAGAGTCAGCCGGCGGATCTTAAATTAAACATGGTATTAGCTATGATTAAAGATGATTATTGGGCATGGGAGCCCGCAATAATAATCTTGACCAAGACGTTTCACAGGACAGCTCAAGAATCTGTTTTAGCTGTTGCAAAAGATCCCAAATCAAGGTTTAACCTTGAGTCAGCTTTGGGATAGCATTAGGCCGTTGCAAGGTCACAAAATAGCCTCAACCGTAAAAAGTTGGGGCTATTTTGTTTCTAGGATGTTTCAACCCCAGGGAATAGCCTCAACCGTAAAAAGTTGGGGCTATTTTGTTTCTAGGATGTTTCAACCCCAGGGAATAGCCTCAACCGTAAAAAGTTGGGGCTATTTTGTTTTTACTCCATCCTGGCATTTTCCTATTTATTTTTACTTTTCTATTGTGTATATCAAATAAAAGTCTTATTATTGTGGTGTTATTTATTACATCACTATTTAAAAAATTAAACAGATGGTAAAATACTTCAAAACGCCGATTTACGTCGGCAAAAACGAACAAGGATCTTTATTTGTCCACAAAGTGGACACAAATGATCCTTATGGTCCAACAGCATATGGGCATACCAAGAATAAAGACGGAAAAATAGTTATGAACTGGTCCGTGGATCTGGCAAAAGCCAATTTACCGACCAATTGGAAACAATGGGAATAAACTGCAAGGTCACAAAAAAGCCTCAACCGTAAAAAGTTGGGGCTTTTTTGTTTCTAGGACGTTTAAATCCAAAAAAGCCTCAACCGTAAAAAGTTGGGGCCTTTTTGTTTCTACCCTATTTCAGGTATTTTTTACTTTTCTATTGTGTATGTCAGAAATTACCACTATTATTGTGGTGTTATTTATTATATCACTATTTAAAAAATTCAAACATGAAAATTAGTATATCTATTGACCGGTTAATTTCCCTTGGCTGGAATTTTGACCAGCATTATTATGGTTTTTTTATAAACGTTGTTAACTCCAAAGAACATTTTGAAGATATTTCCGTGGTCCACTTTTGCCTTAGTGGTTACAAGATCGAATATAATAACAGAATCGTATCCCCGTGTTTTTCCCCATACAATCTTGAATGTTTACTTAATGACGTTCGGGAGATCTTAAGCGTATCTTATATGGTTGACTGATTTGGGACGTCGCAACCTCAAAGAATAGCCTCAACCGTAAAAAGTTGGGGCCTTTTTGTTTCTACCCTATTCTGGTATTTTTTACTTTTCTTCTATTTTTAAACCTTTAAAATTTAAAACAATGAGATATTATCAAATTTTAAGTACTGACAAAAACCGTTCTTTGGGTTTTAATTACTCAACCACTACTGAGCAACCTAACAGCAATTTGGATTATAAAACGCTTGAAAGTGTTAACGGTACATTTTACAATATTGATACGCCCAAAAAGGTTATTAATATTTTAGAGTGGTCAAGGATAAATAAAGAACGTATTGTACTGGATTATGGGGATAGTGAAACAGAAAAAAGTTGGGGCGAAGTATACGATATTATTGGTTGTATTGGTAGGTCAACCGGACCTATTAAGATACCAATATTGATACATAATAAAAGATCTATTGGTGGCGGTTCTGTTTTGGACCATTGTATAGTAAGGATATTAACCGCCAAGGGTAAAAAAGTATTATACGAACATAAAAACTACCATAAATAGGGTATTTTCAAACAATTATCATTTTTCTATTGTGTATATCGTAAATTTCCCCTATCTTTGACATAAATTAAAACATCATTCTTTAAACCTTTAAATTTAAGAAAATGAAAGTTTATTGCGGAACCTACCACAAATACAATTGCGGATCTTTGGCGGGAGAGTGGATCGACTTGACCGACTTCACCGATAAGGAAGATTTTTTGGCCTATTGCGCCGAACTTCACAAAGACGAGGAAGACCCGGAGTTCATGTATCAAGACTATGAAGACATTCCGGCGGCTTTTATTTCCGAAAGCTGGGTATCTGAGATGCTTTGGGAGATGCCCGACGATATTGATATTGAGGCGTTGGGGGCTTTTATGGATAATTACGGAATTAACGCCGACGACTCGGATCTTTTCGATAAATTCGAGGAATCCTACCAGGGCAAGTGGGATTCATTCGAGCAATACGCCGAGCAATGGTTCGACGATGTTTATTTACATGACGTTCCCGATCATATCCGCTATTACATAGACTACGAAAAATTCGCACGTGACCTTGAAATGGATTACGCCTATATTGGCGGCTACGTTTTCCGGGATTTCTAAAGTGGTAATTTATGTCATTAATCTATCTGGACAGCAATTGAAAACAGATTGCAATAGATCGAATCTGGTCCAGATAGCTAACTAAAATTTATAACTATCTAAATTATAGGACTATGGAATATGAAATAAGAAGAACCTCCGACTCTTATCATTGGATCGAAGAAAGGCCATGTATAGAAGCCACAAAAAAAGTCATTGATGGGCGTACGTTTTGGACTATTGAAATAAATACCCTTGAGGAATTGAACTATTTGGCCGAAAAGTACGGTGAAATAATTATCAGCATGGGAGATACACCATCTATTGAAATTTACGACGATTATCGGGAATAGTCTGGCTATCCTCAATCAGTACTTGAAAACAAAGTACAATAGGTTGAACCTGGATTGAGGAACTAATTAAAAACAGTAAAACAATGAGAAATTTTAATGATTTGGAGTTATGGAATATGTGCGAACGATTTGTTGAATCTCCTAACCCTGGTGGCAACTGGATCCAGCAAATGAAGCATGTATATGACGCAATAAATTGCGCTGCCCGTTCGCATAATCGCTTTGATTTGCAATTAGATAGGGGCACACAATTAGATATTTTATCCGGCAGGGTTTTTTATTTGGTCAAAATGACAAACACCATCGAAGATGGGTGTGTGTGGATTGATAAGGACGGATATTACAAGTTATGTAAATAATTAAAAACAGTAAAACCATGAAAGTAAAAACAGTATTCAGAAAGTACCTAGACGGCGAAATAATCGCCCTATTCCCGGAGGAAAAATGGAATAACGAATTTCCTGCCTGTTACGCTCATATAGGGCAGCATGGCGGCGCTGATTATGCCTGGGTAGTATCAATTACCAAGCAAGCAACCAAAGCCGAATACAAAGCCTTAAAACGCGAATTAGAGAACATTGGCTACGAATTGGAAGTGATCAGCGCAAGCGACTACGCCTATAGTCAGATCCTTTGCAAAGTCAACACCAAATACGGCGCTCCAATGGGGAGAAATAATCGTTACCCAGATCCAGGCGACCTTAGAAAATACGACCGTCGCGTATATCTCGACTCAGGGGGATACGACAAAGGCGGCGCGTATTGGGGCATTGGCGAACCTTTGCGAGTTGAATTTACAGCCGATCTTTCCTTTGTTCGGTTTTATCGGGATTAATAAAGATTTCCCGGCATGGCCTAAGAGTCTACCCTTTGATGCGGATGCTGGGAACTAACTAAAATTTTGAAATGATGAAATATCAACCAAATGGCACTAAGGAAGAAGTAAAGCTCGGTATATTACACAATGCAAATGGATACTGGGTTAGTAATGAAGGAACTAATGAAGATCCCAATTTTCATGTTTGGATACCAACCATAACTCATTCAGTTTTAGATAGCGCATACGCAGATATTACACTTGCGGTTTCTAGGTGCAATTATTTAGCTAAATATAACATAAAAAAACGTGTGTACAATAAATAAAGTTGTAAATTACAACATGAATAAAAGGATATTATACACAACTGAAATAACAGCCCGCCGTAAAGCCTTTTGGAGTCTCAAAATAGACATGAAAGGTTTTACGACGGCGCATTG